AAGAAATCACCGAGGAAGAGTACAACAAGTCTGTTGCAAAATTAGACTTTTCAATCCCACTTCAGCAAAACTCTAGTGATCTAATGATTGACATGGATGATTGTGCAACGGGTGCGTGTCCAATACGCTGATATCTGAACACAGCTGTACTGTTTTTGATTAAAACTAGTGTATAATTAAACCTATGTCGTCAGATATGATTAAAGATAAGAATATTTGGGTTCCAGAACGGTCTTATGGGGTATGTGTATACTTCACAGCTGAGGGTGAGGCGCTGTCCGATGGTGATGGTGTTCTGTCAGCAGAGGGTGTGATGTACGATTTAACTATTGAACGCAGAGTTCTTGAAGCTGGTAAGTACTGGTCTGGTGATGATGATGGGCATGTTAGATGGATTGCTGGAGGTAGAAAAATTTCTGCCGCAGAAAGAGATGATCAAACCGAGAGATTGGCTAATGGATTTGTAGCCGACCCATTTGAAGATATGTTTGATGAACACTTTGATAACAGGAGATAGTATGGAAAAGAAAATGGAACTCGTACAGGATGATTTTGTTGAAAATGAAATGGATGATATTTCATACATGGGGTTTACATCAAAAACTGAAGATACAGACCCTTTTTCTTTTGTAAAGATTTCATCACTCTCTCCAAAAATGAAACGCAAGGCAATCCGATTGCAAAAGAAGCATGAGGGTGAAGATGGAACTCAATCAAAGTATATTGACCCAGAGCGAGTAAGTGGATATTCACTTTATGACATTGTAAACCCTCCATACGATCTAGATACACTTGCTGGTCTATATGATCAAAGCGCAATTCACTATGCAGCAATTAATGCTCGTGTTATGAATACTGTTGGTCTTGGATACGAATTTGTGGAAACACTTAAGGCTAAAAGAAAGATTGAAAAAGCGCAAGGTAGTGAAGAAAAAATTACAAGACTGAGACAGCAGTATCAGGATCTTAAAGAGAATCTTGATGAAACATTTGAGAGCTTAAACATTGAAGAAACTTTGATTGAAACCTTAGTTCGTGTATGGCAAGATGTTTTGACTGTCGGGAATGGCTATCTTGAAATTGGTCGCAACAACTCGGGTCAGATTGGTTATATTGGTCATGTTCCAGCAACACTTGTTCGTGTCCGTAGAAAGCGTGATGGTTATGTCCAGATCGCAAAAACAAATAAAATTCAGGCAGTTTTCTTCAGACAGTTTCAAGATAAAGAAACTCCTGATCCAATCAACAATGATCCAAAACCAAATGAGTTGATTCACTTTAAAATTTATTCACCAAACAATACATACTACGGCATCCCGTCAGCAGTCTCTGCGGCTGCAGCAATTATTGGTGACAAGTTTGCAAAAGAATATAATATTGATTATTTTGAAAACAAAGCAATTCCTCGCTATGCAATCCTTATTAAGGGTGCAAAGCTTAGCAATAAGTCAAAACAAGAACTGATTAATTATTTTAGAAATGAAGTTAAGGGTCGTAATCACGGTACGCTAGTTATTCCAATTCCTGCAAGTCTTGGAACAGATACTGATATTAAATTTGAAAAACTTGAAGCTGGTATTCAAGACTCTTCTTTTGATAAGTACCGTAAATCAAACCGTGATGAAATTCTTGTTGCAAACAGAGTTCCTGCACCAAAAGTTGGTGTTTATGACAATGCTAACTTAGCCGTCTCAAGAGATGCTGATAAGAGTTTCAAGATGCAGGTAATTGGTCCAGATCAGGCAATTGTTGAAAAGAAACTGAATAGGCTTATTTCTGAGTTTACCGACCTCATGGAAATTCGGTTGAAGAAAATTGACCTTGTTGACGAAGATATTCAATCAAGAATTAATGATAGGTATCTGCGCACAGAGGTCATTACCCCTAACGAAGTTAGAGGTCAAATCGGTTTGCCAGAAAGATATGACGGAGATAGCGTTTTGCCTTTCCCAACAAATGTTAAAAAAGAGCAAAATGCGGCTGGCAACTCCAGCGTGGGAGCTCCTCCAGGAAATGATAATAATTCTGCTACTAACCCTCCTAAGTCACCAACTGGTGACGGAGCAACTAGTGATCCAGTAGCAGATGGAGCCCAAGCAGAGCGTGGTCAAAATCAAGATTCTGGAGTGAACAACGATTCAACCAGTAAATTTATTCAAGGAGAATACAATGAGTGAAAGTAGTTTGGTATATTCAAATAAAAATTTAGTGACAGCAGATGGTGCTGTAAATATTGGACAACATACAAGTAAGTTGTGTGTTTACAACAAAGGTGCTAGTGATGTTGACATTAAGCTTAATGGACAATACACAATCCTTCTTCCAGCAGAGTCTACGGAATACATAGAAATTGATGGCGATTATACAACCATTCAAGTAGTCACCGCCTCTTCTGCTGTAGCAGTTTTTGCACTAGGCTGATTTGCAATATTGTTAAAAACAATATATGCTGGTAGGCTACGAGGGCTAAATGTCGGATTTTAATATTTCATTCCCAATTGATATGATTAAGCGGGAACAAAGAATTGTGGTAGGTATTGCTACTGCAGACAATATTGATAAAGCTGGTGACATTGTTGACTTTGAGGCATCCAAAGAGGCTTTTGCAAACTGGGGTGGAAACATCAGAGAAATGCATGCCCCTATTGCTGTAGGCAAAGCCGTTAGTTATGAGCCAGTTGTTATTACTGCGGCTGACGGAACAACTTATAACGCCGTTAAAGTTGAAGCCTACATTTCAAAAGGCGCTGAGGATACCTGGCAAAAAGTTCTTGATGGAACCCTTCGTTCTTTTTCAATTGGCGGCAAAGTAATTGAGAAATCTGCATCGGCAGATAAATTTTTTCGTGGTAAGCCAGTAAATATTATTAAGAAGTATGTTCTTGGCGAGCTTAGTCTTGTAGATAATCCTGCAAACGCTTTAGCTATTATTGATATTATCAAAATGAATGACGATGGTCTACTCAAGTATGCTCTTGATTGCGATCTTGATTGTCAATTGGCAAAAGCAAAGCAACCTCTTAAGGATCCAAAGGGTGGGCTTACTGCTGCTGGAAGAAGACACTTTAAAGAAACCGAAGGTGCTAACCTAAAACCAGGCGTTCGTGGTGCTGCCGACACTCCAGAAAAACTGCGCCGCAAGGGTTCTTTTCTTACAAGATTTTTTACAAACCCATCTGGTCCAATGAAGAAGCCAAATGGTGAACCAACAAGGCTTGCGCTCTCAGCTGCAGCTTGGGGTGAGCCAGTGCCTCAAGATATGGCAGATGCAGCAAGGCTTGCCGCAAAAGGTCGCAGAATGCTTGAGCGATATGCTAATTCAAAAAAGAAAGGGTTTTTTGAAGATGATTTTAACGAAGACCTATTGAATGCGGTTTTGAAATTAATGGGTGATGAAGGTTGTGAATGCGGTTGCAATACTTGTGAGGATGTTGAAAAGCAAACATCTGTAACCACAGAGAACGCCGAGTCCAAGTATCCGTCTAGAAACGGAATCAAGTCTCCAACAGTGCCTCCTTTCCCATCTGGTGCGCCAAAGTTTAAACCAAAAAAGAAAATGAAGAAAGAAGAGGATACTTGTTTGGAAGGGTTTCATCAAGAAGGTGAAAAAATGGGTAAGGATGGAGATATGGTTCCAAATTGTGTTCCAGACAAACCTAATGAAAAAGTAACAAAAAGTGATATCATCTCACAAGACGATGAATCTTTTGGTACAATTAAGGAGATGATTGAGAAAATGGATTCTATTATTCAGCAAGACTCTGAATTGCAATTAAATAATACTTATGATAAGATCTCTGACATGAATGAACAAGAAATTAGTAAGCTTAGTCTATTGAAAAAGTTTATTGGATGGCTTGTTCCAGATGTCGCAGAAGAAACAACTTCAACTTCCGTTGAAGTAAGTGGAGACACACAGGAGGAAGAAATGGACATTAATGTTCTTAAAGATGCTCTCAGTGCTGTTGTTGATGAAAAACTGGCTAGTTTTGCTACTTCAATCAAGGAAGAAGTTGAAGCCTCTGTTCAGGAAAAAATTGAAGCAGTTGCTAAGGGTTTTGAAGTTCAGAGTGCTGAACTTCAACAAAAGCTGGAAACGGCAGAGTTGGCTCTCGCTGAGCAAACAGAAAAGGTTGAAGCATTTGCTTCAGCTGGAGCTGTTAAAAAGAGCGTAGATCCAGAAGATGATGAAGAAGTAGCAGAAGAGGCAATCGCCAAGTCTGCACCTACTTCATTCTGGAAGAATACATATTTGCCACAGGAGTTAATTAGCTCCCTAGGTTATAGGTCATAAGGTAAGGAGGAATAACTACTATGGCATCACAAGAAGAAATTTTGGCAAAAGCCAACGAAGTCACCACAACGGTGGTTTCAAACAGCAGCCCAGTCAGCGGTGGTGGTGGACTTCTCTACCCAGAGCAAGCTAACCGCTTCCTTGACTTTGTTGTTGATCAGTCAGTATTGATGAAGAACGCACGAGTAATTCGTATGCGTACTCCACAGATGGACATTGATAAGGTGTCTGTCGGCACTCGTTTGCTTGCAAAGGCAACCGAAGCAACAGATGATGGCGCAAATGCAGCTGTCACATTCAGCAAGGTATCGCTTTCAACTGTAAAGCTTCGTCTTGACTGGAATATTTCAACAGAATCGTTGGAAGACAATATTGAGGGCGCTTCGCTGGAAGACCATATCGCACAGATTATGGCTCGCCAGACAGCAAACGACCTTGATGACTTGTTTATCAACGGTAATACATCGTCAAACAACGGTCTTCTTAAGGCGTTGGATGGCTTCAACAAGCTTGCAAGAACAAGCGGAGATGTTGTAGACTTCGCAGGAAATAATATTTCCCGCTCGGTCTTTGACAAGGTTCTTCGTAACTTGCCAAGCAAGTACTTGCAGCGCCGCAATGAATTGCGATTCTTCACAGGTCCAGGACTTGTTCAGGATTCAATTTATAGCTTGGGCAATCCAAACTCGGCAACTGAGGCAACAGCAGGCGCACCTGCTCCAATGTCAACAGCTGGTGAAATGGCGTTCTTGCAAGGTTCAATGAGAGCAAATGGTGGTCCAGGTGCAACTGGTCTTTCACCATTCGGTATTCCTCTGATTGAAGTACCTTTGATGCCAGAAACCGCAACTGGTGACTACTCAGCAGCCGCAGGCAGTCATGGTTTTGTGGAACTTACATTCCCTAACAACCGTGTAATTGGTATCCACCGTGACATCACAGTGTATCGCCAGTTCAAGCCAAAGACTGACACAATTGAGTACACACAGTACATGAGAGTTGCAAACAACATTGAAAATGCTGATTCATATGTAATCGGTAAGAATGTTAAGCTGCGCTCACTCTAATTTAAACAATTAAAGTAGATAACGGGCGGGGTTCACAAGAACCCCGCCTTTTATCATTCTCAATTGATTTAAATAGATATAGGTGATAAGATTGATCATATGACTAATAATGAAACAAGCGTAACATCAGAAAAAATTAATAAACCAAAAAAAGCAGTAGCAAAAAAAGCTACAGTAAAAAAAGAAATCCTTGAAGAAAATATTTCTGAAGAAGGAAAAGTTTTGGTTGTGTTTGAAAGCGGAGCTGGATATTCAACTGCATCTGGATTTCGTTTTTCACAGAGAAATAAAATGGGCTTGCTTCCAGCAGAAGAAGCCAACTTACTTCTTGCATTAGATAATTTTAGATTGCCTAGTGATGAAGAAAAGGAAATGTATTATACTAATCAGGAGGATTAATAATGGCAGGCAATCTTACAAACTATCTTGAGAACAAACTTATTGATCACTTCCTGGGTACCACTTCGTACACAATGCCAGCAGATGTTTATGTAGCGCTATTTACAGTCGCACCATCTGATGCAGCTGGTGGAACAGAAGTTACTGGTGGTTCATATGCTCGTCAAATTGCAACATTTACCGCTGCTTCAAGCGGTGCAACATCAAATGATAGCAACATTGATTTTACAGGAATGCCAGCAGCAACAACTGTAGCAATTGGTATTTTTGATGCTTTAACAACTGGAAACATGTTGTTGTATGGAACACTTACAACAAATAAAACAACAGATGCTGGGGATACTTTAAGAATCGCAACAGGCGATCTTGATATCAGCATTGACTAAGGGGTTTTGATGCTAAGAAGAGAGTTTACAGGATCTGCGTTAAGAACAAACTTGAGTGCGAATATTTCAAACAGCGCTTCTTCTTTTTCCGTAACTGACGCTGTTGGTTTTCCATCTGGGTCAAATCCTTTTGCAGTGGTTGTTGATAGAGGTACATCTGATGAAGAGAAGATGCTTATCTCTTCAAGAAGCACAAATACTTTTACAATCCAGATTCGTGGTTATGATGGCACAACTGCAAGATCACACACATCTGGTGCGTTTGTAGATCATATTCTTGATGCAGCAACTATTCAAGATATGAATACAACAACTTACCATCATGAAGTGTTAATGTGGATGGGGGCATAAAT